TATATGTTTGTCAATACCTATCATGACATCGTATTTATTTGCATTTTAGGCTCTGAAAACATCCTTTTGATAACCGATACTTCAGCTTTCAACTGATTTAATACTCCTATTGATTGAGGTAAATCTAAATTTGTACGATTGCCATTCAAATCAAATAATGCCTCTGCCTTAATAATACGCTCATCCCTGTTCGATCTTGTTGATGTAGCTATAAAATTAAGTAAGTCGGCTGCTACCTGTAATTGTAAGGCTCTCGCAAATCTGTCTTTATTCTCTACGATTATAGAAGTATAGTCCAATAGGCTAGATATGTCGAAATTCATCCCCCATGTCTCGGATACATAGTCAATATCATTTACATCAAATAGAGTTTCTGCATCCCAATCATCTACTTGAATAGCTCGTATTCCTAGACAATTAAAGTAATTTTCAACATTTGCATTTTCATAATCCCGGTTGTATGCCTTAGCGTCCAGTCCTGACCTTAAATAACCTATATAGTACTTGCCTCCATTCACGCTATTTGCATTGGGTAAATCCCAATTTAACGTAGTATGAGTGTCAGTATCCGCAACAGTTGTTATTGTTTCAGAATCCTTAAAAGCATTCGTGCTTGAATGGAATAACAATATCTTAACATCTTCAATCCCGTCAAATGTTAACATGAGTTTGTTTAAAACCACGTTAATATCTTTGGTCTTAGCAACGTCAATCTCATAACCTACAAAGTCAGTCGCATTTGTTAACAATTTATTAAAGTCATTTTCATAGTCAAATAAAACCTTGTTTTCAATCAAATCATCATTTGAAAATATAGATTTTGCCAGACCAAGAAAAGAACTCTTCATCCTGTCTTTTAGGAATATGTTAAAATTAGCGTCTGAGATTGCCGGGTCTTCGTGACATTCTTTGATGTTCTTTGTTGTCATTAATCCGGACACATCATTAACGAATAAGCCGCTACTTGACGCCATATTACCAGCGTCAAGTATGGCATATTTTGTAATGGTAGATTGTCTTAATCCTACCAAACCAAGTAAAGCATCTATTTCAGTTACCCTTATCATCTTATTTCCACTGTTTGAAAATCTGTTGATCTATCGTTGATGTTCCTGTTCCCGTCCCTGTATATTCTGCCTTATATTCTCTAAAACGATTATATACGGTATTGCTGATAGTTACAATGGAATCATTAACTCCATGTTGCCAACTACCAGTGCCTATCGAAGTCCAAGAGTCACTAACAAACTTTCTACCATAAAGAACAACGTCAACCTGTGATTGATTTCCTGTACCTTTTGAGAATGTACATTGGAAGTCCTGATTTGTTGACATATCCTTTTTAGCTGTAAATTTAAACCAACTTACAGTTGTATTTGTAAGCGTGTAATCGGTATTTATCGTTTGCATAGTCTCACTAGCCGGAATGGTTGCAAAACTCGCTGTCTGTGCTGTGGCTGTGCCTATTATCATAAACACCAGTGCCAATATGAATATTAACTTTTTCATATTAGTATATCCTTAGTACTTTTGCAGCGGTTGCACTTGTAAAATAAAATCTAAAACAACCAACAACGTTAGCAGTTGAAACAGTCAAAGCATCTCCACCAGTAATGGCAGGTGTAATAACTGCAATGCTACCATCAAGTGTCATAGTGATAGTACTTGAGCCGGCAGAATTATCAATTATCAAATCAAATGTAGTACCTCTTGCACCACCCGGAATCAATGCCATAATAGCAGTTGCTGTAGGTGTTGTAAAAGTAACAGCTGCACCAGATGTAGAAGTAATCACACCGGCTAGCATTTGTGTTGCCGATAATGTTACTGTTGAATTAGCTGCACTTGTTTGATGTGCTATAACTACATTAGCATCTGTTATAATCGAACCGTCTAAAGCATTGCTTATTGTTTCACTGTTTTCTAAAGTAATATCACCTCCAATACTTGTATTTCCACTAGCCCCAGCAACGGTAAAATTACCACTACCAAAGTTAATATCTGAAGTTGTAGAACCTATTAAGTCAGCTCCTGCACCCAAAGTGATACTTGCAGCTGAGCCAACAGCACCCGTTAAAGTTGTAGTTCCTGTTACAGCTAAATTGCTCGATAAACTTAAACTTGCTGTAGATAGATCACCACCTGTTAACCATGTTTTGAATCTCATATCGGTCAATAACACCTTTTTAGTTGTTACATCAGATACAAATTCTACTTTATAATATCTGTATCTGTTTGAGGTAGAAATAGTAATAACCTCGTCTAAAGGTAGTGCGCTATTCCATGTAGAAGTTCCAATACTTGTATAATCGCTGCCGGTAAATTTCTTACCGTAAACAGTTATAACAATGTCACCACTTCCTGAAACTGCCGTTCCTGTTAAATAAACATCTTGTACTTGAGGATAGTCTTTTTTACAAGTAAATTCGACATAATATGTTTCACTCTTCTTGATTGTATCGGATGTGTCAAAAAATACGTCTTTAAACGTTTCGCCAGTCGCATTGAGTGTTGTTTGTGTCAATGTAGCTGATCTATTCTGTGCAGATATTAGCATACTCGCTAATAAGATTGCGGTTATAAAGACTAATCTTTTCATCTTATGCTCCTCCTGCCTGTAGTAAACCTACTTTGAATACTGGATTAGCATTCGCAGTTGTCTCTGGTGCGTAAAATGGGGCTAAGTCACATGATATTTCTACTTCAATATCAATATCCTGAGTTTCTGCTGGTGTTGCATTGTCAGCAGCGGTTGCATATTGGTGAACGGCAAAAGTCAATCCTGATCCTAGTGGATCTGGCATTTTTGAATATTTACCACCGTTTTGGAATATATCACCAAAACCATCACGGTTAAGCCTAGGAATCCAAGGTAAAATGCCAATAGTTCCTTGTTTCAAAATATAACTCATAAAGTCATATCCTGATTCATTTGCAAAACCAGTAGACGCTACACCATTGATTCCCGGTAATTGCCATCCTAAGTTAGTGGAGTTACCTTGTCCTTGCTGTCCGATTTGAGCCATTGCAATATCAGCACCCATGTTATTGATAACATCAAACTGGCCTGAATAATATTGCTCTTTCATAAAGGCTTGAATACGTTGGAAGTAATAATCTTTTTCATCATTATCTACACCAAACCAAAAATTACTTGCGTCCCATGTGCCTGCCTGAGGTGTCAATGATTCGACTGCCTGTGAGCGGTTAGTATCAAGTGAGCTAATCAATGCTGTTTCTACTCTTTCGTGCCAGTCAATAAATGCACTTCTATATTGGGCTGCTATCATTTCAGCTAATGTAAAAATGTCTTTGTCGGCTTGCTTGATTGAATATTTAAATTTCTGAGCATATACCGAGTAGCTCGCATTTGCTGTACTCGAGTCATTTATGCTACCTGTGTGAGCCGCTGCTCTTGCAGCTGCGTTGGTTGTCGTTTGTTTGTTTAAAGTCTTAACCGTAACGACTGTGCTATCAGACGGCTTCTGATTCCATTGTGCTTCACGTTCGGAGGCACTTATTAAAAAATTAGTGTTTTTCATGAACACGCTTAAAGCTGCTGATGGTTTTACCTTAAATTCAGGCATAAGCATCATTTGATTCAACTTATAATTAGCGGCTGCTTCAACACTATCTGTGTAATTTGCCATAATATTAAATTTTTAAGTTTTTTTGAAAATCGGCTATTAGCTTCTGACCATCTGCACCCAAAGGATCAATTTTATTTTCATCCATATGTTTGTAAACGTCATCCATTGACTTGAACTCTCCAGAACCTCCACCTTCATCACTTCCACCACGTCCATCCTTATCAGTCCACCCATTTTGAGTGGCAAATAATGTTAATACGTCTTTAACTGGCAATGGTTTCTCTAATTTATCTTTGAGAATGGTATCTCCTTTTTTGACTACCATATTTCCATCGACATAATCAAACGCATATTCTGTTCTTGCTAGTGTGGCAAATTGATTAGGTTTTATTCCTTTAAGCTCTGGTAAATGTTTTGCTAAGTCACCATTAATTTGATATTCACCTATCTTTGTGTTAAGTGAATTGATCTCATTATCTTTAAGTCCGAGATCGTTTGTGTACTGCTTTTGAAGATTGGTTAATGAAGTATTAAGCTCATCAACTTTTTTATTAGGCTCAATTTTAGCATTTGTTAATGTCTGCTTTTCAAAAGTAGAAAATATATTGTCAAAGTTTTTACCCTCTACATCAATATTAAATTTCTCCTTTACTCGTTTTGCTTCCATTTCTACGCCGGTTACTTTGCCCTCATTGTAACCTTCCTTTTTTACAGTCTCTTTTAGCCCTGTTAGAGCTTCATCGTCCATAAATATCCCGGACTTAAATTCAACTTTTACCTCTTCATCTGAGGTCATTGAGGCTTTTAACGCTTCAATGTCAACTCCCAACGTGTCTGTTAGAAATGTTTTAAACTCTTTTTGTACCATTTTATTTTGTTTTTGGTCTGCCTTTTGATTTTTCCTTTATCTCAGGAACTAACTCATAAAACAGAGTGTTACTATTTTCATTCATTACTTTTGCTGTAAATTCACTAATCCTTACAGACTTTCTTTTTGTCAAACTTTCCTTTACTAATTTATTTTTGACATAATGACAATTAAACTCATTGTACGTTGCTATCATCGTTTAATTTTTTAGTTAATAAATACTTATCAAATTCTTTTTGTAATGTCTCTACTGGCTTTACTAAAATATCTATCTCTTTTACGGTCTTAAACCATTCGTTAAAATAGTATTTTGCCTTTTGATCTTCTGGATTAATAGATAATCCACTGACATCACTATCAGTTAAATGAATAAAGGGTTCTAATTTAATCCCTTTCTGAGCTATTGTAAGCTGTTCTAAGTCATTGGCAAACTCAGACTGATAGAATTGTATCAAAAGATAGTCTAGTGATACTTTTGGGCTTCCTTTTTCTCTTGCTGTTTCGTACTTTTTCCAAATCACATCAGGTGGTTCTACCAGAAATCTACGTCCATAGCTTATACTTGACCCTTTATATTCACCTAAATAAAACTTTCCTATTAGGTCAGTCATTTTCTTTTCCATGTCCTGGAAGGAATCAGCAAAGTTATTCAGCTGATCATTTACAGGTTGTACATTTAGAAAGGCAGCTGTTGCTGTTTCATTGTTAGCATCTTTAGCCATTTTAGAACCCCACAATGTCAACTGCATCAATGAAAAGATATATTCCTGCTCTATGCGCATTTCCTTCCAACTGTCAATGTCTGGCGTCACATAACCTGCCAAATCAGGAGCGAGTTTTACATCCGTATCCTTTTCAGGTATTTCTAACTGGATCATATCGGTTATGTCCTTAGTCAGATTTTTACCTGTACCTCCGCATGATGAACATTTAATGCCCTTAATATATCCAGTTCCTTTACACACTTTACAATCTGTAAGATACCTCCAAAAGATGGGATAGCCATATAAGAACTCATTAAGATTCTTAATGGTCCCTGTTCTCAAATAGTGGTCAGCAAGGCTTATAATTACTTCAAAAGGGCTTTCATTATAGGTTAAATCGGTATTGATTATATTGGAGTTAATAATAGCAGGCACTATCTTAAACGGATTGTCGAAGGAGGTGTCTTCTACTTCTGTAAAGTTTAGCCCTACCTTCTTAACTATTAAATCTCTTCTGTCATCTACAACTCTGTAAAAGTCACCATCATTATTATCAACTTTAAAAGGCTGGAATATTACCCACTCAGGCACTCTGCCATCACATTCATAATTGAATATTGACTTAATGGATTTCAGAGTAGGATATGTTTTCCCATTAACCCACTCAAAAAATACCAGCCCGGCAGGATCAGTATAATACTTGTTAGCCTGAATGTCTTTTATCCATGTTCGGATAGCTTTGCCATGTCGTACATTGGATAGCTTATCCCTTAACGTTTCCTCTTCTGCACTCTGGTTTAAATTGTAAATATTACCACCACCTTTTGCACTGAATACTTTGTCAACTGGTCTGCTTAAATTGGTGAATACGTAACGATTTGTTGTAAGGAACTTTTTTCTAAGTGCTAATTGTTTTGGGTTTTCTATGCCATCTATCCGTTTAAGATATTCAGCCGTTCCTTTTCCGTTGATATGAACATCAAGTCTTTTGTGTTCTCTTATAGCCTCACTAATCCAGTCAGGTTGTCCAGCATTGATTATTTTTTCAATATCCTTTAACTCTAAAACAGCCATATTTGTAGAAATTATTGCTACAAATATAACTAAGTTTTTAGTTATATAGACTGATTATAAATAAGGGAGGGCTTTTTGTTGACGTTACGCTGACATTATGTCAACAATTAAGGCAAACTATTTTTTCCATTAGTATTATTAAAATATCCTTGTTTATTTATATTATGAAGTCCTAATAGTCTATTGAGTTTATATTGTTCTTTGGTAAATAGATAATTTGATGTCACAAACCACTGATCACTGTTAACTCTTCTAACATTATTAATAATCCTATTATATTCGGATATATCATGAGCTGCTATATGTGCAACGCCTCTCATAATATAGACTTTTTTGGTTGTGGCGTCACAGCAAATCCACTACGTTGTAACACTTTTTGAGGTCTGAAATAAAGTGTCCAATGATTATAGTTTTCTACTTTGCGCCCTGAATATCTCCAGCGGCTTACCGTCAATGGAACTACTCCGATTTTATGAGCTGCGTATGCTTGACTGCAAATGTACGATTCGTTTGTTTTAGTGTTTATTAGTATCATTTAATATATTTTTGCTCTATTTTTGCTATGCTCCATCATTACATAACGAAGCGCACTTAGCCCATCGGGTTCATGTCCTTGCGGCTCTGGTATTACCTTACCGTTGGCATCTACTTTGAAAAAATATGATTCTATTCCCTTTTTAATTGACTGTGAGCGTTCAGTTAGGAATATGTTATAGCCTCTCAGCTTGTTAATGCCTATCATAACTGAGCCTGGCGACTTCTTAACGCCCTTTATGGCATAGCTGTATTTCTTTATATCGTTGATCTCAGTACGCCCTGCGCTGTCTGCTATGATTAAATGTCCTCTGGTGAACTCTATCTCATCCATCTTGTCAACTATTGCCATCCTTTCAGCTCCTTCCAGCTTCTCCGGGAGTAGGTTATTCATGCAGAACAGTTCATCTACATAGAGATTATTATCTTTTTTGTACACATCTATTAAGATTGTAGGGTCAGGTGATACGCCAAAATCCATCCCTGACTCTATTCTCTTTGCATTGTCGGGGATTTTATCGCAGAAATTATATGTATATATTCTACGCTCTGAATAATATCCTGTTAATCCTAATCCATAGACCCGATACCACTCTATATTATCTTTGCGAGACTCAATAAAATCAATCTCACTTTGTGGACACATTTCATTATCTATGTAGGTGACTATTATATGGTCACTTATTGAATTACCTTTTTTATCTTTTAGCTTTG